CGTATCTTGGAGCTGTTTATAAGTAAGCCAAGTATGACCGACGAAGAAATAGCTTTTAAAAATGAATTATGTGAAAAACTTATTTCAGTATCAAAATATTTAGCAGATGCTAATATGTTGGATGATGTCAGTAAATTGTTTATGCAATATTATGTTAATGTCACGTTAATCAATGAATATTCATTCTTGGATGATGGATCACTGTGGTTAGGACCACTTGAGGTGGGATCAGTGATGGATGAATGGCTGCGATCAGTTTCAGAGATGGCTTTGCGGATCTTGGTATCCCCTAGTGATGTATCAGAAACCATAAAACTGGAAATATTGCCCTATATGAGACGATTGTCTCCTTTGTTTGAAGAAGAGTTAAGAGGGTTAATCAGACGTGCAGAATTTTCTGCTCCAGTTTTGACAGAGACAAAAATAACACCAACACCTTATCATGGTAAGGCTCCTAAGTTTCAGTTGCCTTTCTTGAATCGTGAATCCTTTGAGGTTATGTTGGAATTGGAATTGAGATATGATTTCAGGTTTCCATTTCTTACTGCTTTTGCCTGTCATGAGAAGACAGGCTTACATAACTCAGAAACTAGGGGTTTTTCTAATGATGCTGTTTGGGCAGCAAGAGAGAAGTTTAAGGGTAATAAATTGTCATTATCCCCTGGGTTTCATACGGATTTGATTGGTGCTATGGATATGTTTGTTCGGATCTTTCGGTTCGATGATTTGACAGTCATACCAGACTTTTCTGATGATAATATTAGAGACATGTTGAATAAAGATAGTTCAGCAGGGTTCATTAGTGACGTTATGTTTGAAATGGACTGTAATGGAGTTCAACGAAAACCAAAAATGACCAAGAAGGGTGCAACTGACATAGTTATTGAATTAATTAGGACTCGGATTTCTGATTTAAATGATTATTTTGCAGGCGAATTAAAGGAAAAACCCGTCGATCAGCCGATTGCGATAGAGGTTGAGAAACATGAGATAATCAATCAGGAATTTTTCACATCCATGTTTGATGGTACTTTGAATGATGATGAGTTTGAGGCTGCTCTGGAAAAAGTTAGATTGTTTTATACTTCAGGTAGCACTTCATTTGTTTTTGATCGAGTTTTCGGAGAATGGTTTTCTTCAATATTTAGGTATTATCGTAGTGCTATAGGTATAAAAGTGGAAGGCGGGGGTATTCTTCAAATGTTTGAAATGATGTGTGGAGGTGATGCATGTCCTCTCAAGAAAGAGTGGGAAACTGTAACAAAACATGTTTTTGAGAAATATGGTGTTGATTTAGGAGAAAAGATGTTTGGTGAGGGTGATTTTAGTGGTTATGATTTCACCCAATTATATGAGGTATTAGCTCACATTGGTGGTATGGTAACAATGCCACTAGAAAAACCCGAATGTATGAGTGAAGCCACCTTTAAACATTTGTTGACAGAATTTATTCAGCGGATGTGCGTTAAATTAATTTTTATGAGAGGTATAGATAAGTATTTCTTTACCCAGGGTACGATGAATTCGGGTGAATTCATGACTTCCACTGGAGGAACAGCACATCAAACCATAGTAAACATTTCTTATATGTTGAAACTTTTGGAGAAATTTAAAGATAATGAAATAGTTGTTTTAGTTATAATGAATGCAATGTTGATGTTTTTCTTTTATTCAGATGACAATATAGGGTCTTGGCCAACCTATATGAACAATTTCACACTCTACGAGAGTAGTGAAACCATTTATCACGATTATATAAATTATAGTATTGAGAATTTTGGTTTGAAGTTTAAGTGGGAGTCACTGAAGATATACAATTATGCTTATGGTGTTAGGATGTATGTTACTAAAGAAGATGGAACAGTTGTAGAAGATATGTACCGTGAATCCCCTTCTTTCTTGAGATATTCAGTAGCTCATCTATATTTAGATGGAAATTATTTGGGAAAGATGCCTCACCGATCCACTGAGGATTTAATTAGTAAGATGACATTGTCTTTATCTGCAACCAAGAATCCTAGAGTGCATATGTGTCATTTAGCAAGTTTAGCAAGGTTGTCATCAGGTAATTTAGAAGTCTATTCGCAGTTGAGAGTAGCTTATGATGCATTTGTAGAAAGGCACTCAGAGCCATCTGAGGAAGAGTGGATTGAATATTACTCTAATTCAAAAGCTTTACCATTCTCAGTAAGAATGGTGATACAGAGTACAGGAAAAATTTATTCTTTTCCCAGTATATTAGATTTGCATAGAATTCAGACAAAAGGATGCGTGAATCAAACTGGTTTTACAGCGTTAGATGAAGATGGCGTACCAGTTGATGGCAGTGGTTATTATAAGTTTTGGGATGTACCCCGAAATTATCATGACCCAAATATTGATTATTATCTAGGAGAACCAGATGATCAACTACAAGTCTTGGAGGACTTGTTCTCTTTAACTGCTGATGCTTAATTGCAAATAAAGAAG